CTGCGTGGTATCCGCAGCCGCGGCGCCAAACATGATGTCGTAGGACGCCATGTGAGCGCGGGTGGCGCGGCTGTACCACACCGACAGCAGGACCGACAGGCCGTTGGACAGCTCGACGGTGCGCTGCTCGAGGAACTCACCGGCGATCATGCCGACCGGCAGACCAGAGGCCACCGCAATAGCGTCTTGGCCGCAGACGAAGCCGGCGGTGTTGGCGATGGCGCCGGTCCAGTCGTTCTGCTCGAGGATGTTGGCAAAACCGAAGTAGCCGTTGTTCAGGGGGCCGTAGCGGCTGTCCGGGAACGGGTTGGTGCCGGCGGCAGCCGTGAATTGGCCGGAGAACATGAGGCGAGCCAGGTGGCCACCGTCGAGCAGCAACAGCTTCTGGCGGTAGTTCTTGGCCAAGGCCAAGATCGCCGGGAGATCGGAGCTGTCGAAGTTGGCAGCCGTGCCGATGGTCGTGCCGGCGCCGTAGTTACCGGAGGTCATGACCGCGGTGACCTTCTTCGAGATACCAAGGGCGAAGATCTCAGCACTGCCCTGAGACAAGTCGGAGAGGGCGAAGCCCTGGTTGAGCTCCTGCTGGGTGACCGTGAAGGTCTTGGTGATCTGGTTCACCGTCACCGAGGTGGCGGCCAGCGTAGATTGGTTGGCAGCGCCGTCCTCGAAGTTGGTGGCGTTGTCGACAGTGGCGTCGCCGGTGGTGAACTTCTTGACCTGCACCGTCGCACGGGGGCGGAGGTTATCCAGGCCGACGTTGCGGGTGAAGTTGCTGATCATGGCCAGCTTGGAAGTGGCCACGGTGATCACGGCGTCGGCGAGGTAATCGACAACCAGGCCAGAAGCGAAGGTGTTCGCGTTCTGGGGGGCGATCAAAGCCGACTGGCGGAGCAGTTCGCTGTGGTTCTCGACCAGGAAGCGCTGGCGCTCGGCACCGGCCCGGAGGCTCTTGTGCTTCTCCAGGAGCGGGTTGCCGAGGTTCTGGATCACCGGCCGGAGAGGCTCGGGAGCAGGGGCGGCGGTGATGCCTTTGGCGCTGATGGCAGCGGCAACGGCCTTGGCCACAATGGCGTCGATGTCGAGGGCGGACGGCGCACTAGGAGCGGCCGCCACCACGGTGTTTGTATCAGTCATGTTGTGTGGTGTCTGCTGTGATGTCGGCGCGGTTGTCGCGCCATCGGCGGCAGCGTCGGTGCTGCCGGTCGAAATCTTGTCGTCGATGGTCTCTTCGAGCTCTTCGCGTTCGAGCTGAGCATAGAGAGCCTTGAACCAGTCGCGGCCAGCGGCGCCGCCCCATAGGTTGGCAGCCACATCGGCCGGTGTGTTGGGCTCGGCCTCGAGGAATCGCTCATTGCGTCCCCACCAGGCGTTAGCCTTTTCAACCTTTTCCTCGGTCGGGGCCTCGCCGGCGACCAGCGCCTCGGCTTCGAGCACCGTCTGCTTTTCCAAACCATCACCGGCGAGGCCCTCGGCGTATTGCTCGAGACCGCGGCGAAGATTGTTTTTGACGGTCTCCGGGGCGGTCTTGGTGACAGCCCGAGGGTGCCAGCAGGCTGCAATGGCCATCTGCTCCTCGGTCATCTTGTCGGCCAGGCCGAACTGGATGGCCTCCTGGGCGGTGAACCAGGTCTCTTCCTTCATGGCTGCCCGGATCTGTGAGGTCGGGCGGCCGGTCACCTTCGAGTAGATACCGGCCAGCACCTCAGCGTGTTGATCCAAGGCGTCGGCCATTTTCCGCATCTCCTCCGAGGTGCCTGCCACCATTCCGGAGGGATCGTGAATCATGAAAAGAGCCGCGTCGGCGATCTCAACAGTGTCGCCGGCCAGAGCAATGATCGAAGCAATCGAGGCAGCGATACCGACCACCCGGGTAGTAACGGGCGCCTGCCGGCCGCGAAGCATATTGTAGATGGCCAGGCCGTCCCAGACGTTGCCGCCGGGGCTGTTGATCTCAATTACAAGAGGGCCTTGGCCGACGTCCTGTAGGGCCTGGCTGAAGGCCTTGGCCGAAATACCGGAGCCACCGAACCAGTCCTCACCGATCTGATCGAAGATCTGGAGGGTGGCCGGCTCCGAGGCCGAGGCCCGGGGCTGGTAGGAAAGCCAGTTGTTGATCTTAGTCATTCTGATTTCTTGGATCTGGGTTTCCGTTTCTTAGCCACCGCAACCACCTGCTCGATGGGTTGGGACGGTATAGCCTCGGGCATTGTACCTGATGGATCTGCCTCAGCAGCCATCTCAGCAGGCTCAGGCGCGATGGGTTGCTTCTGGGCGGTCGAGATCTCGGAGACATCGAGGCCATATTTGGCAGCCAGGTCTTGGATGTACTTTGCCTGTTGGGCCTTGGCCTCGAGAGCAGATCGCCAGTCGATGCCTCGGGCGCCGTAAATCTCGTCGTAAGTAGTTACGCCGGCCGTCAGCTCGGCGAGTTGGGCCGATGAGTTGCGGCCGACATCGACATTCGGAGCCCGGGGGGCCTGGATGGCGATCTCGTACCAGTCGTCGGGAGAATCTCGCAGGCTTGGATCGGTACGGATGGCGTATTCCATCACATATTCCCATATCCTACGGGCGGCCGAGGCCATCACCTGGTGACGGCTCCGGAACCACACCGAGGACATGTCGAGGGCGCCGCGGTAGACCGTGCCCTGCATCCCTTCCGGGAACACCAGGACGTAGGGGATGCCGACGCCGGCACAGACCTTCTCGGTCAGGCTGCGCCAGTATTCGCGCATATTGACGTTGGGGCGGTCGGCCTGGAACTGCTCGAACTCGTCACCGGACTTCAGCACCTTGACCGTGCTGCCGAATACGTTCTCGTAGTAGGTCTGGGCGGTGCCCTGGCTTCCAACCACACCAGAACGGAGGCTGCTGGCCTGCACCTCACCGGAGCTGGTCTTGATCACCTGGGCCACGCTTGAGGCGAGCTTGCAGGATTCCATTTCCAGCTTCTGAAGGTCGTCCAGGTCGTGCAGGTCGTTAATGACGCACGCCACGAATGGCAGGCCACGGAGCTGGCCGGCACGCTGGGCCTCGTAGATGTGGACGATGGAGTCGGAAGATATTGACCGGATCTCGGTGAGTTGGCCTTGGTTCGTTTCCTGCCCAATAAAGTAGGAAAGAGCGCGGCCTGTTTTGGTATCAAACCGGACTCCATCGAAGATGTCCGGAGATTGCTCCTGGCCGGTAGGTGTCGCCACCTGTTGAGGCTCAATGAGCTGCAGACGGGGGCGACCCGAGTCTCCCTTGGTCAGAAGCAGGAAGGATTCGCCATCGTAGAACCAGCCACGGGCGGCTAGGCTCATGAGAGTTCCGAAAGACTGCCGGGATCCGATGTCGGGGTAACGGCTCCAGGTGTCCCACCATTTCTTCGCGCGGAGATTCCAGTCTGGATCCGAGGAAGCCGGCTGCACCGAGAAGTTGCTGCCGACCGTGTAGTTCTCGAACAGGTCACCGAGGCGATTCATCACCGCGTTGTTCTGCTCGAAGAATCGGGACTTCCGAACGATCTGCTGCCGGGTCGAGGCAGTGACGTCGAACCGCACCGAGGTGTAGCTGGTATCGAGGAAGGAACGCCGGATCGAGTTGGACGCGCCCTCGTAGCGGTTTACCGGGGCCGACCGAAACTTAGCCAGGATGTTGTCGAGGAATCCCATTAGGTCATCCCCGTTCTGATGGCGCCCTCTCGACGGAAGTTCGAGAAGTCACCGCCGTAACTGGTCACAGCGACCAGGACAACGGCCAGCATCTTGTTGAAGATCTGGGTGTCGGTAGGGGCGGCGATTCCGTCCTGGCCGAGTAGGTAGACCGCCAGCTCGTAGTCAGCGATCAGGCTTTCCCACATCTCGACCATCTCGGAAGGCGTGGGAGCGCCCTTACCGGGCTCGGCGAATTCCACCGAAACATCTGAGGAAGATGTCGATCGGACCACCTGGCCAGACTCGATCACCGAGGCCGCGGCAATGACCTTCGAGGTCAGGGCGGCCAGCAGTGTGGCGCCACCGAGGGCGCTGTAGACACCGCGAAGATAGGCACGCTTGATTGCGACCGTAAAAGTGAACACCTCGGGCTGGAGGCTTTCACATTTTTTAGCCTGTTCAATAGCTTAGCTAAGACTGGACATCGCTTGACGTGAGGTCATTCCAGAGCATCACCATGGCCAGTTGCATGATCTCGCAGTCATGCAGATGGTCGGGCCACTTTTGGTTGCGCTTCACCCAGACGTGTTTGATCCGGCCGGCTCGGTTGGCTTGGGGCCGCAGCAGGTGGGAGTCGAGGTGACGCCAGTAGAGATCCGGATCGGCCACATAGGCACCTTCGGCCTGGACGCTGGGCGGCTCCTGGTGGACGCCCCATTCTCGGTCGATGTCGCCTTTCCGGAGCCTGGACAGCATATCCCTGAGGTGCTCGGTGTCGAACACCAGGAGGGGCTGAACCACGTCGGTACGCATCGAGGAAGATGTCGAAAGGCCAAACGGGTGCACCGCCCCGCTCGATGTCGTGAACCGGGCGCCGGTCTCCCTGCCTTTGAGCGGCAGCCATCCTACCAGGGCGGGCTTTCGGAGACCGCCCTCCGGTGGGAACCGCAGGCCGCACGGGTAGCTGATAGGGTTGGAGGTCACCGAGGAATAACTGGCGCAGGCATCGTAGACCGTCTGGGTGTTGAAGCCTGAGTCAATGCCCACATCCATGTCGTGGACCTCAAGTGCCACCTGCACCCGTCGAAGGGCGGCGAAGTCGTCGGCATGGCCGGCAGCCACCAGGGTGGAGTTGCCGTCCTTCCATTCCCGGCAGACCCACCAGAGGAACGGCGCCACAGCCTGGACGTCTGCCGTCAGGTAGCGGCGGCCTCCGGTGATCGTGACCGCGGCCGAGGCCTCGGGGCGTTCCTGCTGCACGTCCTGCTGCTCCCACGGCTCGGCCAAGTTGCCGTTGATGAAGCCCTGCAGGCCGGCCATGGATGCCTTGGCCTCGATGAAGGCCACGGCCAGGTGTCCCCAGGTGCACTTGCGATCCGGGCTGTAGAGGCTCGACAGGTGGTAAGATCGAACACCGGGCATGGCGTTGGGATTCTCTGGGCGCCATTGGCCATGGCGGAGGGCTGCCACCTTGTGGGCGTCGGTGATGTGTCCAAGGCAGAGCTGGCAAACGTAGTGGGCCGAGGCCCGGATCTTGGCCAGGTCGTGCTTGCCGTCCTCGGTCTTGGCGTCGTCCCAGGTGACCTGCCGCCACTCGAGCTTGATCAGCTCCCGGCAGTGGGGGCAGGGCAGGTAGTAGCGCCGCTGGTCGCCGCGCAGGAAGCGCTGCCAGATCCGGCCTTCGACCACCGTGGGCGTCGAAGTCATAAAGGCTTTGGAGCTGGAGAATGACTTGAGGCGCTGCTCAGCCAAGTCGAGGGCGTCGGCCTCCTTGGCCGTAGCCTCGGCGAACTTGTCCACCTCGTCGGCGATCAGCACCCGTACCGGACGGCTGGCTAGGTTGGCCGGGCTGTTGGATCCGACAAAAGTCAGGGTCGACCGGGTAAAGTTCTGTTCGAGGTTGGTTATTTTATCAGACTCAGCCGGGAAACACTCGAGCATGGCCGGGCTGTCCTCGAGCATGGGCAGCCAGCGGCTCTTAGAGAATGACCTGGCCAGGTTCTCGGAAGGCATCAGCCACAGGGCCGGGCTTGGCTCGTTGGCAATCA